TTCTGCAATATTCTTTGCGATGTCTGCAGCAGCTACACGTAGTGTCTCGTAAGGAACATACTCACCGAAAGAACCACGACGATTAAACTCTTCCAGCTTCTCTACGATGGTGTTCTTACGGGTAACGTCACGGACAGCAACACCAGAAGGACGAGAGATAGGCCCAGGCACAGGGTCCATATCCGCAGGCAATGTACGACCTGCACTAGCCTCGTCAACCTGAACACCAATATCATCGACAAGCTTACCTGCTACCTTGGCTGCTTGTACCTCATCACCTAGAACAGCCACAGCGTCCACAGGGCGGCGTACCTTGGCCAGTGCCTTGATCTTAGCAGGGGTACTAGCCGCAGCCTTAGCAGTGGCTCTAACAGCCCCTGTGGCCCCCAGAGTAGCTATGTCGGCTGCACCAAAAACAAAGTTGACACCAGCCAGAGGATCATCACCTAGGTAGGTTGCATCGTTAGCTGCTTTGTAGAGGTTCCAGATGGAGTCTTCCGAGAAGATACCTTCTGCCTTACGTTCTTCGATGTAGTCCTTGGCCCACTCTTCAAACTCAGAGGGCTTCATGCTGTTGAATGCTTGACGGATTTCTTCACCCTCACGATTAGACCGGAAGGTTATATTCTCTACAGCACCAATCGTAAGTTCACGAAGAACATTAACATCCAAGAATGTGACAAGCTTAGACCAACCAGTCTGGTCATTAGCTTCAAACTCTTTCTGCACCAGACGATTCCAGATATCCATGTTGGTCAGGGTTCTGGCTGCATACGATGTTACTTGGTTGTCATCAAGCATCAGGTTCTGCATAAGCAGATACTCACTAATACTCATGTCTTCATTCTTAGAACGACGTTCAGCAATAGCCTCAGCTACCTCAGCAGGAGTTAGCTTGTCAGCATAACCTTGTTCGATTACAGTAGTCTCACTGTAGTCGGTGCTGTTGATCTTAGCTTCGGTGTTTGCTCGTGTGTCGCCAATGCTACGTTCAGCATGAATGGTGTCGAAAGGTTCGTTATTTGCAATGGCAAGTTCTTGAGAGTGGGTTAGTTCTACTTGACTTGCAGGATTAAAAGGGGGCTGCTCTGGCTGTGCTTCCGCTTCCTCAGCCAAAGTAATTGCATTAGAGATTCGTTCTTCAAGAGTAAGCGGAGAAGCCACAATCAAATCCTTTTATTACGTGCGAAAGATAACAGGACTAGAAGCCTTCATGTTAGCACCAAAGTTTTGGTAACCACCACCCATAGCAAACTGAGCAGACTGGAAGCCTAGGCCACCTATAGCAGAACCCATCTGGGAACGAGCACTGTAGTCTGCAGCTTGAGCAGTCAAGCCAGTATACTGTTGGCTAAGACCACTCATCATGCTACCAAAGCCAAGGTTTGCACCAAGCTGTGACGACAAGCTTGTCTGACCACCAAGGACACCAGACGAACCTTCCACACCCATAGCCTGTGCCTGAGCCTGAAGCTGTGCTCGACGGATAATGTTGGCACGAATAGCAGAACGACGTTCACGAGCAGCCTGTTGTTGCTGCATTTCGATTTGCTTGCCTGCTGCCGCACGTTGCGCTTTAGCAGCCTTCTGTCCTTGGGCAACTGAGTAAGTTGTACCTGCAATTGCAACGACAGCAGAAGTAATGGCCATGTTTATTCTCCGATATACTTTGTGTAAACTCTTTCGACAAGATCAAAGCCAAGTCTTTCTAAGACTGCATCGAAAGGTTTGTGTACTTTGGTGTTGACAGACAAGACGGATACACCAAAATTTACTAGGTCTTTCTCTACAAACTTGATAAGCTTAAAACCAACAAGACCTTTTCTATAGTCTGGGTCAATGTAAATAATATCATTGACACCAAATAAGTGGTCTTGGTAATGTGGGTGACTCTTAACTATAACTATGAAGTAGCCAACAAGTTTCTGGTTATGTCTTACGGTATATATACCTAAGTAGCCAGCGTTGTATAAAGCTTCGTAAAACCCCCAGTCAGGATTAAGCTTTATCTTGTCTTTGTTGACAGCAATCTCAAGCCAGTGCTTGTAGAATAGTTCGTCAACCTCTTGTCTTACTGTGTAGAAATCTTCACGTTGATAAGTAAAGGCGTTTGTCATTAGTATCTAGGGTTCCTACCTTGGATGATACCCCAACCCAAAAGCAAGAAGTCTTTACCTTGCTCACTCTCGTAGCGGATACGCATGGAACGACCATGACCACGAATCTTCAAACGAGTTGTGACAACAGAATCTGGATAGTCAAACTCGGTAAGATCGTTAGGATTAACAGCAACAGGATATTTAAGCCGATAAGCTTGTTGTCCTGTAGAGAAGGTTTCCTTAAAGTCCCAAGCAGTAGATACGAGTAGGGAAGAGGGCCTCACAGTTTCATATCCAGAAACTTCGTTACCAGTAAAACCTTCTTCTGTCAAGCGTGAGTAGACAACAAGGTAAGGGGTGTTTTTCTTTGTGACAAGATCACCTACGAAATCATACCCAGTCTCTGCATATGAAGAATAATCCGCTATACCAAAGTCTAAGAAGCTTTTGCTTGTGAAGCCACCCATGACTAGCTTACCAGTAGTATCACTAATTCTGTCTCTTACCAGTAAGACGATTGCTGCGTCACCCGTGTTAAACGTGGATACCTGGGTTGAAACAACATCATCAACTAATGAACCTAATTCTATTCCATTGTAGGTCTGATCCGTAGCATCTTGTGGAGTACTAAGGCTACCGTCAAAGGATGCAACATCTTCATAAGTAATACTCACAGTGAAAGAAGTTGCTGTTGTTGCCGTAACAGTATACGTACCACTGTTCAGATTACTGGAATCAAAATCAGGGTTTAACCCAAAAGGACCACTGAATACTTGAGAGAAGTTTGCAAAAGTAACAGAGTCACTTACTGACAAAGAATGAGAGTCCACATTAAAAGTTATAGTACCTGTTGCACTCCCTGCGGTATACGTAAAGTCTACGTTTTGGTAGTCTAACGTAACCACGTCACCACCAGCAGAGGTAGTAACATCAAGCTCAAGTGGCTTTGCACCATACCCTGAGTAGAAGGCTAAGCCAACAACATAGTCAAGGGGCACGGTGGGATAGTCAGATATACGCCAAGGATAGAAAGCTTGAAGTGGGATATCAAGAATAAGAATGTTGTTAATCTTTGCCTGTCTTGTCTCACCGTTATCAGGGTAAGCCCAGTAAATACGTTTGTTAATACTATCGTAGACAGACTTGACCTTTAGCTTTTCGTCATAACCAATAGCATCCCAAAATGTTTGAATAGTAGAAATAGTAAGGTTCTGTTCCTGACCAACACCAGATACAGAATCAGACGTAAGGGTGTGGATACCAAACCGTGACCACCAGAATGGGGCATTCTCTGCAGCTACAAAAGAACCAGCAGAAAGTAGACCTACACGAGACACACGGCTTACTGCATAGGCAGTAGCTTTGAACACACCATCAACACCATTGATCTGCCAAACACCATTCTCTGCGAATACATAGATGGACGACTGCAAAGCAAACAACTTCTTAATATTAATTGCGTCAGGGATGTCTATGACACCACCATCAGTATCAAGAAGATCACTATAGTATTCACTGGTTGGGTCATTAGCTTGGTGACAAGCACCGAAGTCTCTGTCGTTTTCGATAAGTTTTGAGAATAGAATCTTACCGCCATCCTCAGAGGAACCAAGGCCAGCGTAAAAGATACGACCAGAAAAAGACTCAACACAAGAAAAACGAGTTGTGATTGTTTTGTTTAGACCAGTACCAATGCTAAAGCCATAAGCACCACCGTCATTAGATACGGCAGCTTGACGGTTCTGATTAAAGAAGTCTAGGATGTAACGGCCATTGCCTGAAAGACTTGTACCACCGCCAACCTGTTCGTAAGTCGTAAGGTCGAATTGACCAGAACTGCTCTTACCTGAATAGTAAGGGAGGGTCAAGGAAGGGTACTTGTTTGCATCCTGAAAGCGGTAAATACTCAAAGCATTGAATGAGTTATTACCAATGTTTTCTTCAGCCCAACCACTGTTCAATGTGTCGTAGATACGAGCATCTGTGGCTGTAGTACCAGTAGTCTTCTTTAAGTAATCCTCAGTGTTACCTTGGTATTCAAAGTCACGGACTTTAAAATCAATCTGAGTGACAGAGAAGGTATCTGTGACATCATCGTATTCAATGAGTATGGTGTTGATGTTAGGAGAAGAAACAACAAGCTTACCTTTCAAGGAGGCAAACTGACAATCACTGTTCTCTGCTCCAGAAGATCCAGCCTGTTCGTAAGAACTTAAATCAACAGAATTAGCCTTCTCTTGTGCAGAGTAAGGAGTGTCTGCTTTATTGTAGAAGTAAAGTGTGTTTTGATGCTGGACAACTAAGAACTCAAGTTCTGGATTACCACCTACGTTGACCCATGTATCCGAATTAATGCGGTCAGAATCATTAATGGTAAAACTGGATTGGACAGCACCTTCCTCTATCTCAGCACCTAGACGACGACGACGAGTGCCATCACGCCGAAGGTCACAGTTAAGCTCGTCTACTGATGCACCCTCAGGAAACGTAAGTTCCGCAGCCTCGGTAATAAGGCCACGGACAAAGTTGTTAACTGCTTTCTGTGTTAGACTTTGCGGCATCTCTTACCTTCTTACGCTTTTCGAAGTCATCACCGAAAGACTTGCGTCTTGCTGAGACAGACTGCTTTTTATTTCTAAGGTACTTCTCTACTGCCTTCTGAGCTTGACTCATACTAGAGTATCGTCCGTCCAGTTCAGCAGGAACATTACCTTTTTCGAAACGAATGACAAAGAAACGATATCCACCTAGTTCTTTTTCGATGTGAACTTTGGTGGTGAGTTTGTCAGTCTTACATTCACACCTCTGGTTTTCGGTGTCATGGAAGAACTCAACCATTATTTTCTCCCGTAATGGGTACGCTTGTTAGGACGAACAGATTTGTGCATATCGTTCTGAACGTAAGACTTCAAACGACGAGCTGCCTGCTCTACCTTAGGATCAGAACCACCCTTAAACAAAGAGAAGCATGTAGACTTAGCTTCAGCTAAAAGGTAAGGCAAGAGTGTGTTGTCTAAGTCAGGTTCGAAACTGTCTTCTTGAGTAAACGTAGGATAAACAGAACCAAAAGCACGAGTCTTATTTGCCTTTAGGTAAGTCTCTACGTTTGAATCGTATGAATTCATGATGATGTAGTTGTCATCAAACGAGGTGTAGTAGCGAGGAGCTGCGTCAGTGTTGACAAAGATTTGGACACTCTCGTTGTATGTCTCTACTAAAAGACCATTTTCATCCATACGTTCTAAAAACAGAATTGGATCTACCCACTGAATTTCACGGAAGTCTTTATTGGAGTCAGGACTTACATCGTATTCAACACGTTTGATTGTCTTGGTATCAGTAGGGTAGCTAAAGTGTGTAGGCTTGTTTGCATCAGAAGGAGAAACAAGTGACAAAAGTTTGTTATGTTCTGGGATTTCACGGGCAGCAATAATGTTGTAGTAAGTGTCCTCAACAACAGAAGCAATCTGCTGAGCCTCTATTGTATCAGTGATGCTGCTGACATCCTCTGAGTCCATATCCGAAAGAATAGACTGAACGATCTGAAGCAGGGTAGTCTTCATTAGCTCGGCACCCCTGTAATACGTAGGTAAGCAGAAGCAAAGTTAATGGTAGCCGAAGAATCTGCTCTAGTAAACACTTCGATGTAATCGTTTGCTGATAGTGTGGTGTTGAAAGCTGACGTTATCTGATTCCATGCACCAGTCGCAGCAGTTGCAATAACTCGGCTACCAACCAAAGCAGAACCGTTCTTATAGATAACTAACTCTACCTGTCTGTCACCACCAGAAGATTGTTGGATAGAAGCAGTAAGCGTAATTGCAGCAGAAATGTCCTCAGAACCATTATAACGAATACGGGCATTAGGAGATGACAAGCCGGTGAAACCGTTGTTGTCAACCAGAGTAAATGTTGGGTTTAATACAGTGTCAGATGTGGTGGTTGAGTGAGCATACGGACTACTCGTTGAGAAAGTGACAAACCCACCTACGTGACGATGGCTTTGCGTCCAGTCACCACTACCAGCACCATCCGCAATATAGACAGCCCCAGAAGTAGCCGAAGCAACACCCTTAGGTTCATGTAGGTAAGGATCAGTGAGTGTTGAGTGGTTTACGTTAGCCATACGTAGCTCCTATAGGGTAGATATACTATAGCCCCTGCCAAGGTTAAAGATATTATACACCAATAATCAATAGTCGTCAAGAGAAAAGTAGGAGGGGGCCGAAGCCCCCGTCCCTTTGTCATTACACGTCAGGGTTCGTTGCGATACGCACGATGCCTTCGGGACGGTACAGTTTGACACCATAACGAGCAGTAGTGACGTACTCGTGACGCTGGTAGTCTTTGTTGTACTCGTAGTCCACTTCAGGCATTTGACGCCATGCACCAACAAACGGGTTGGCTACAGCATTTGCCGAGAAGAACATGTTGACCTTACCGTTGTTCGACGAGAAGTCGTTGGTGGTCGAGCCATCACGTTCAGCCAGAGCCGAGTCAGTGTTGTCAGGCAGGTAGTTCGAGGTATACACGTCGAAGCCATACACGTTGGCTACAAAACGCATACCAGTTGCAACACCAGCCGAAACGATGCCTTCGAACTTGGGGTTGTTCGAGACGTTGACGAGGTTCGACAGGGTGTTCAAGGTGAACTCTACCGAAGGATCAACGATAGCAACCATGGCCTGATCAGGCACATTGGCTTTCTTCAGGGCATAACGAGCATAGGCAAAGTCAGCCAGCTCAATACGACCACCGTTACCACCCGAAATACGGTGAGCAATACCATCAATTGCTTCAGCCGAGTTTGCCGACACACCAACTTCAGGTGCAGCAAAGGTAGTAGTTTCGAAGTGCTCCATGATGGCACGTTCTTGTTCAGGAACAAAACGGCTCATCAGCTCGTTTGCGTAGAACAGATCCTGCTCAGCCTTCTTGGTGATGTAGGTCGAGCTTGCCAGGTATTCACTGATGGTGAAGGTGAAGTCTGCAGTTGCCAGCGGATCGTAGACAACAGCATTATCTTCGGTGTAGTCACGCACAGTGGTTGCACCAATCTGCGGGATGTGGAAGGTGTCACCATCAGGGAAACCCTCAAGCATACGCACATAGCGTTGTGCCTGCATCTCATCACGCAGCAGTTCTTTCAGTTCCTGACCCCATACATCAGAACGAGTCAGGTAGTTAATTGCGCTAGTGTTACCAGCCATTGTATTTACTCCAAATTGTTACAGACCGAATTTATCACCCAAGCGCATTTTGTCTTCCATTAATTGCTGCTGGATTTTCGGAGTGTAATAGAGGTTTTTGTTTTCCCGACGAAGTTTCTGGTAGTAGGACCAGTCCCGTTCTGCCGAGGCTTGCATATTGACACCCTCAGTGCGAACCGAACCTTGGATCATAGGATTCATAGGCTGCTTCGGTTTCTCACCAATCAAAGCAAAGAAGGCATTAGGGCTTTCTGCGGCAATGTCCTGCATACGTTCAATGGACATACCAAGTTCTTGTGCTTTCTTCTGGACAACGGATAAGGCTTCAGTGCCAAACATATCGTCCAGTGCTTTGTCAACTTGAGATAGGTTCTGTTTGACAGAAGTTTCTTTCTCACGTTGAGCCAGTGTCTTTTCAACAAGGCTCTTCAGGTCTTCCTCGCTAAGGTTACCAGTGGTGTTCTGTGCCTCGGCGCTACCGTTATCATTGGGCACTCCATTCTTCGCTGCGGTAGAGTCAGCGGCCTTATTCTGGAGTTGTTCGATAACTTGGGCCTGATACTCTTGTTTCTTCAAGTCTTCTCGCATTTGAGCTAATTGTTCTTCGAGAGTCTTGATATAGCCATCGGCTTCTAGCTTACCTTTGTCGAGTACTTCAGGGTCTTTCCAGTTCTCTCCCTTTGCCTCTACGAGTTTCTGCAAGTAAGATTCCTGTGGTGTGGCTTCTTGTTGCGTCTGCTCTGCGTTCTGCTCGGTCTGTGCGGTTGCAGTCCCGTCAGTAAATACCATAATCTATTCCTTGTCTAAGTTGATAAGTTCAAGCACCGTGGTTAGTGCTCGGTTATACCCAATCCTGTCAGCCTGCTTGTATGCCCACGAGGGGCTGTCGTAGTCGGCTGTAGGGAGGGCCTCCTTGAGCATAGGCTCTAGGATATCCTTGAGTCGGTCAAAGCCTTCCTTGTTGCTGTATAGGAGCTCACGGACCTGCTCTTTGTCTTCCTTAGTCTTACATTCTTTAAACCAAGATGCTTTCATTACAGACCTTGTTCGATTGCTACTTGTTGTTCTTCTTCATACTGGACCTGCGCTTCGGTTGCTACACGCTGGGTCTGCAGTTGTTCAACAACAGTAATGTTCTCACCAAACAGCGCAGGCTCACCAAGCTCGTCAGCAAGGATACGAGCAAACTCTTTGCCCGACATATGTGCTGCGATAGTGGGGTCTGACAACTTAATCTGGTAAAGCTGTGTCAGGTTCTGGATGCGTTGTGCACGTTCTGCGAAGTGACGAGCACCCATAGGAACAATCTTACCGTTTGCCTTGATATCTTCCTTGGTGATCTGCTCAAAGAAAAACAAACCAGAGTCTTCGTTAAGGACACGAACAGTGTCTGCATAGTCCATGTTACGACGAGCAGCCTCAAGCATTGCGTTCAGGATAGGCTCAAGGAACACACGTTCAAAGTGGGCTGTCTTGTGTTGGAAGATACGGCCTGCCGCAGTCATAAGCTGCTGGACCTCAAAGGCTGTCTTCTCGCCTGCACTACGGATACCCATAGCCTCACGAGGTGCACCAGCCATCATCTCCATTTTACCTTCTAGGTTCTGGATCTGGAAGTCTGCATTCAAAGCTGTCGAGTCTGGCATCAGGTAACCTACGTCACCCTCTTCACCCATGTAAATACGAGAGCCAGGCTCAAAGTCAAAGTCCTCTACGTCACCACGAATCTTCATGATGGGATATGCGATCTGATCGAACACATCAGCCTTGAGGTTCTCAAGGTGGTCGATGCGATACTGCATACCTACGAGGTTATCCAGAGGCCCCATTGCATACAGGTTGTCAGGACGTTCCCGCCAGCCAGCGTGGAAGACAGCAGACTTACCCAACCAGCTAGGGTTCTGTTCATTTGACAAAACGTAAGCACGATCAACAACAGTAATGACACGGTTCTTATGGAAAGTCTTGGTGTCTTTGTCGTAGATGTCACCGTAGAACGTAAGGATTTCTACGTAGTTCGAGTCGTAGTATTCTTTGATATTAGAGAAACCGTCAGCAATAAAACCTTGTGATTTTGTTACATCTACGTCTTGGATAACGGTCGATGTCCGGTTGACCATCATCTTATCCATAACGTCTGCCATGTAGGCATTGTCTACTGATTCTTCTATCTTACGGGCAATCTCACCTAGAGTGACAATAGACCGAATGATCTTCGGGCTTTCACTAAAGTTAGGGGCTAGAGGATTGAAGCAGATATCAAAAGGACTAATGCGAACTAGCTTTGGTCCTACGTAGTTGACAATGATCTCGCCATCCATTTCGATGTAGTCACGAGTAAAGTCAACCGTAGCAAAGCAGTTACCATACTGGATGTAGTCATTCAGGATACGGCTTACAGTGTTCTCAAAGTCCGACTGACGAATCTTGTTTTGCATGTACGACTGAATAACGTCACGCTTGTTCTTTGTGTCGGACTCTTGGTCGTTAGCTTCAAACCGGAACCACCGTTTCTGAGGGAACAAAGCAGCAAAGTAGTTTGCATGAAGATTATCTGCAATCTGTGTCAGCTTTGGTGTGGTGGTGCTGTTGGTCCAAGGCAGCTTACTGTTCGAAGTGGTCCGAGTGTCAGTAGCATAAATGTAGTTACGAAGTTCTTTCCACTCTTCGATCTTCTGACGACGAGCATTGTTCCAGTCAGTCCATTGCTGCGAAATCTCAACGGCCATGCTGTGAGGATCAAGAAGCATGTCAAGATCAATATTTGTTCCAGCCATTAGAAGCTAACTCCACCGAATCTTTGATTGAACTGGACAACATTGCTTTTCTGTCTACGAACAGAACGTGCAGGTTTCACAGCCATGTCTACTACAGAAGCTAGAGCATCAATAACGTCATCATGCGGAGGGTTACGAGATGACAACTCTTCTTCTAAGATTTGAGTATTACCGCCACGGTAGTGCCAGATACCCATGTTATCGTAACGAGGCTCTAGAACAGCAGCTATACGTTCTTGCTTGTTACCTTGGTTTTTGTTGGGTCTGTACTCTTCAATACTGATTGACAAACCATGCTGCTTGATTAGTTCTTTGAGCTGCTTAACAATAGCCATCTGAGCTACGGTTGTTTCTGCTCTCATCTTACGGAATGACCACTTGTTTGATAGATGTAGGATGTGCTCAAAGTAGTCAGAAATTCTGTCTGTTCTAAAACGATCAATATCAAGAACATAAACGTTATTGTCAGCATCAATACCAATGACAACAATTGCAGTGTAGTCAGCTTTCTTGCTAAGACTAAAAGCAAAGTCAACAGCAGCAAAGACATTCAGACGATTGTCACGGAAGTACCAGTAACCGTTTTCCTGGCGTAGGTGCTTTTGTTCGTAGTATTGGAACTTGTCAGAACCAACAGGAACATTGTCTGGGTCAGATGGGTCATTGTAATACTGCGCCCTGAACTGACCTTTATCTAAGTACTGACCACGTTTCTTAGCCAGAACCTGCATGTTAAACCCAAACCACTTACCGTCCTTGCGTTGAGAACGAGGCCAGAGGAATTGACCCGTACCATCACCACGATCCTCTACTGGTCTTTCAAATATTTCGTAGATATTCTCTTCACCAATCTTGTCACCATCCTTGCTGAATACATCTTCAGTCATTTGAAGAAGATCGTTGTAAAGATCAGCAGGATGATACCGTGTGCCAACCACCCACTCTTTTGCATCAGCACCTTCGATAGATGACAAAAGAGAGTATTGGCTTTTTACTTTGTTACGGCCTTCACCAGTGTAGGCATTTTCGTAAACAACAACATCATCAAGAACTGCAATGTCACAGTGCATGCCAGTAAGGGAAGTAGTGAGGCCACCAGTAAAGACAGAAGGGTCACGAACATTCTCTTTCTTACGTAAAGGATGATCTAAAGCAATCTCTGAGTTAGTCCAACGAGTCCGTTTACCTTCGTCTGCGTTGACATGCTCAGGCCAGTAACGACGGTAAGTCTCAGAAGTAAGGATACCTTTGATAAACCCAAGTTGCTTTTCTGCAAGGTTAGCAGTAGCTGATATGTATAGTATACGCAAAGTTGGGTTCTTTGTCAACTCCCATGCGACACGATAAGCAATTAGTCTTGACTTTCCGTGATCTCGTGGGAACAGAAGGAGTTGGTGGCTCTTAGAATCTGCACGTGTCCACCAGTTACAGACATCCTCGTGGCATTGCCCTAGAACTTGCTCTGGTGCAACAAGCTTAATAAAGGTGACAAGATCACTTTCAGCCGCTGTACGAATTTGTTCTAGGGTTGCCATGTATTATGCTGCGTCCTTCACATCCTGCGGGGTGCTATCAACCACTGCCTGCGCAGCGCCACTCCATCACTCTTCGGCTTGATCCAAAGAAGCCGTAAGCATGTTTACAAACGCTTCACGACCCACGTTTAGCTGGTCGAGATTAAACTGAGCCGACCGCATCTTGCGATCCAGATCGTTGATGTGGCTAATCATCACCTTCTGCTGGTCGGTCAGTTGGTCCTCGGTGTAGTCAGTTCCGTTGATCGTGATGGTGGCTGTTTGT